AAGTTACAACTTCTGCACAAAAATTAGGTGAAGCTCTTAAAAAAGGCTGGGACGCTTTGCATATAAATACTCCTACTGAATCTTCTACATCTCAACCTACTACTCAGTCTGTTCCTACTATTAATAAGGGTACTTCTGCAGTTGCTAATGTTGCTCAAGAAGTAGTACAAAAAGTAACGACTCAAGAATCTGGTCTTGATGAAACACAACAAAAATTAGATACTATTGATTCTACTGCAAGTAAAGGCGCAGAAATGAAGGTATCTACTGCAGATACTGCTGTTCAGAATACTTTAAATGCTATTCAAGGATTACAAAGTGTTGCTAGTAAAGGAGTTAGTGTAAAAGCAACTACTAGTGGAAAAGGAACAGAACAAATTAAAAGTGCTGCTGCAAAAGGTGCAGACATGCCTATTAGAGCGTTAGATAAAGCCACCCCTGTTATTAATAAAATTAATACAAATGCTAAAAAACCTGTAAGTAAAACTGTTAATATTAGTCCTAATTATACCGGTGTTTGGCATAAGGTTTTGACTGTTACTAAACATGAAGTACCAGGAGGGTATACTGGATTAAACAATAAAATTTCATATCATCATGTACCTGTAACAGGTTCTTTAGCTCGCGGTACTAAAAAAGGACGTGTGGGACCTCGAAATCAAGGAGGACTAACTCTTACTGGTGAAGAAGGATATGAAGTTGCTTGGATTCCTAGTGAAAACCGCTCAGCTATATTAGGAGCAAGCGGTCCAGAAATGGTTAATCTACCTAAAGAAGCTGTAGTATATAATCATGAACAGTCGAAAGAAATTATGAAAAAAAGACAAGGCATTTCGGCTGGCTCAATGATTAGTGGTAGTGCCACTTATACACCTGGTTCTTCCACACCAGCTCCTAAAACCTCTAAGAAAAAAACACGAACAACTTCCAATAAAACTTCAAAAACTTCAAAACCATCAAAAACTCAAAAAGCTCCTTCATTAACCGCTGAAACTGCGGCACTTTCCAATGTAATCGTATGGTGGGAAAACATTGCCCGTCGCGCTGAAGCTGTTCAACGCCAAGCCGATAAAAATCAAAAAGCTTATGAAAAATATTTAAAGAATATTCAGGCTACTCTAAAAACTACAGGTACAACTGGTCAAGGTAATGCATTTATAGCAAATACAAATTCTGCAATTGCTCGTTATACAGAAGAATTAAACCAAGCTACCAAAGAATTAAAAAATATGGACCAGGGTACTGACGCTCAACGAAAATCATGGACAACCGCCGATAAAAATGATAATGTTTATGCAACAAAGAATGCCTTTTATGCAGAACAGGGCGGCGCGGTTCAAATTTCTTATTCAACTGGTTCTGGTAAAAAGAAAAAGACAATTAATAAAATTGTTGGTACGGCTGGATATATTACTGCACAAGATGGAACCTATGTAATTGACCAAACTAAACTTAATCAAATTTCTAATAAAGAAGAACGTAAAGCTCTAGCAGATGCTTTAAATAAAGAAATCAATGATAGAATTTCTAAACGTAATAAAGCTGAAGATGATATTGAAAAGGCACGAGAGGCTCTTGAAAAATTTGGTGAAGAACTTTACAATACTTTCTTTAAATGGGAAACAGAGCTAACCAAAATTTGGAATTTGACTCAAAAAATTGAACGAAGTGAAGCAAACATTTCTCGTATTAAAGGTTATCAAGAATTATTAAATAATCAATTAGCCACAGGATTGGCTACAGCAACAGAAGAATTTAGTCAAAAAACTTTAGAGGCTTTCCGAATTGAACTTACAGAGCAATCTAATAAAATAAATCAACAAGCAAAATTATTAGCCGAAAGACAACAAGCAGTAACTGATGCTTTCAGTATATTAGATGAACAAGCTACCTTAGCAAACATAGAAGAAAAATTAAAAGAACCTTTAAACGCTACAGAAAAATTAGGATATCAACAATATCAAAAAGAATTACAAAACCAAATAGCTGCTGCTGGAATGGCTCAAAAGTACTTATCCGTTACTCAACGTGCAGATGGTACAATGGATATAGACTTTAATAATACTCAATTTGAACAAGATAAACAAAACGGTCTTTTAACTGAAGAAACTGCTAAAGCTATTCAAGATTACGTTAAAAAAATAGAAGAAGCTACGGGTGATTTAAATGGTGCTTATAATAATCTTCAAGATGAATTAAACAGTATGCATGATAACTTATCTCAGTTACAAGACCAATGGGCCGATTATGCAAATGAGTTATGGGATATTAGCGAAGCAGAGCAAAAACAAAGTATAGATAATGCAAAACAAATTTCAGATAGTATTACTGATGCACTTAAAGATTTATTAGATGAAGTTAAAAACAAATTAGAAGAAAGACGTCAGCAAGAAGATAACGCTAAAACAGAGCGAGATATTAGTCAAAAACAGCAACAACTTGCTGCTCTTCGCGCGAATACTGCCGGTGGTAATCAATTACAAATAGCGCAGCTTGAGCAAGAAATTGCAGAAGCTCAACAAAATTATGGCCGTACCTTAGAAGACCAGATGCTGGATAAGTTACAACAACAAGCTGACTTAGCATCGAAACAAAGAGAACGACAAATTGAAATTCAAGAATTAATTGCTTCAGAAGTAAACAATGCTGCGGAAGTAAATAAATGGATGAGTGACCCTAAAACTTATCGTAAAGAGATTTATGAAGCTTATAAAGCGGCTAATGACTATGATAAGAAACCTTTAGCTTTACAACAGCAAATAGACCGTAATTTTGAAACATTAATGGAAGGTTTACTTAATAATCAGACAAAGCAAGCGGAGTTAGTAACGGGTATTCAACACCTAGAGGGCATAACACAGGCTATATCTGATAGTATTAAGAATATGACTGAGATTACCTCAACTCGTTCTGTAAAACAGCTTCAACAAGCAGGTTTTGATAATCAAACTATTAAAGCAGCTGGGCATGATATAAATGACTTCAGAGAAGCGGGAATATCTAATGTATCAGATTTAAAATCTATAGGTTTCTCACTTAAAGATATGCGTGAAGCGGGTTATAACTTGAATGATGTAAAAGGTGATTATACTTTAAAACAAATACATGATGCAGGTTATAGTGCGCAAGATGTACATAATGCTGGGTATTCTTATAATACTGCGCGTGATGCGGGATATTCAATAAGTGAATTACAAAATCTTTCTAATTATCAAGGACAAGCTGCGGGTGAACAGACTATATGGAATCAAATTAAACAAGCGGTTAAAACAATTGGCCCAGGAAGCACAAAAGGACCAAAAATTAGTCCTATAAATGGTCAAACCGCAGTTGCAGTTGCTAAACGACATGGAAATGAAAATATTGATAAAGAGTTATATAATACTTCTGCTAAATTAGACTTCGGCTTAAGTAATGATGGTTACATATATTTCCACGATGGAAAAGGCAATATTAAGTCTTATAATCCAAACACTGGAGCCATTACAAAACCATATTCTTTCAACGAGGCTAATTTCAGAAAATATGCTGGAATTGGAACAAATTGGCAATATGCTAATGTAGGTGGTAAAAATCCATTATGGAAATGGGCATGGAAAGAAGCATATGAAGCTTTAAAATATAAATTCCCTAAAAAGTATTCTCGTCAATATAAAACTGGTGGTTTAGCTGATTATACAGGTCCAGCTTGGCTTGATGGTACTCCTTCAAAACCGGAGCTGGTACTTAATGCAACCGATACTAAAAACTTTATGGCTTTAAAAGATGTACTTTCTCGTGCAATGAGTTCATCTAGTCAAATAAATAATTCATACGGTGGTAATGCTACATATGAAATTAATATTAACGTAGACCATCTGAATAATGATTATGATGTAGATAAGGTTGTAGAAAGGGTTAAAAAGAAAATTGTTAGTGATTCAGGTTATAGAAATGTTACTCAAGTAAGAAAATTTAGATAATAAAAAAGAGGTCGTAGAAATACGACCTCTTTTTATTTGTATTAATCAAGGAATGGCATTAAAGCTTCCAAACTTTCTGGACTACATTCAATTCCATCACCAAAATCATCAATAGACAGATTGTAATTTTCAATTTCAACTGTTAAATTTTGTAAATCAGCAAGAGCTGCATTACATTCTTCTACCTTTCCATCTTGAATCATAATTTGATTACCATCATCAGAGAAAACGAGCTGTCCATTTTCATCTTTCTTAGCATAAGTATCAACAATTTCTTGGAACTTGTTGCTATAAAATTCTCCTTCTGTCTCAACTGCTTTTTTAATTTTATTTAGCTTATATGCGCTCTTAAGTGGAAGCTGCATCCCACCAAAAATATCATCAGCATTTCTAAAAGCAATAATTTGGTCCATTGTAACCGTAACCATTTAAATTCCTCCATTTACTCCCAGTTGAATATTTCAACTTGTTTTTTATGTGTTTCACTAGCATATTTACCGATTCCAATTGCATCAGCTACATCGTCAGAAACCGTTATATCAAACCATTCTTTTACTCTCGTTTGCATTGAACGCTTTTTATCGGCGCGAGAGCGTCCCTTTACGTCACAATGAGAACGCCACGTAGCAGGCGCGCACACAACGTAATCAACCTTTTGCTCATAACAAGTGGCCATAAGTATACCCTGAAGGCGCGCGAGCGTTTGATAGGTTGTAACTCCAATCATTTTATTATTAAACTGTTGAAGTTGAATTCCTTCTAACCCTATTATATCTGGTTTCCAACTATATATAAGTTGTAATAACCAATTACGAATCTCCAAATCTCGTTCAATTTCGTCTTCGGCGCCGGCTCGAAAAATACCGGCATAGACAAGTTCGTCTCCGTCAAAAATTGAATAACCCGTAAGATGCGTTGCTTGGTCAAGTCCTATTGTACGTTGTATTCCTTTTTTCTTTGGAATTATTTTTTCTTCAAAATTATTATATTGATTTTGTTCACAAATAGGACATATCCATTTATCTCTTATTTTTTTATAAGGGGCAAATACTCTATGCCCCTCATTACAAATAAATTCTAATTCAGTATCTAAATTCTTATATTCTTCGGATACCAATTCCCATTTGTGGTCTATCGCCGCCTTTCTTACATCTTCTGTTTTAATCTTTGCCATTTAACTATTCAAGACCAGTACTTCCAAAACCTCCGTTCCGGTCTTCTCCTATTTCATTAACTGAAGATACTTCAACAAAATTTGCCTTTGGTACTCTAACAAGCCGCATTTGTGCAAATCGCTGTCCTTCAGCAATTGTATAAGCCTCTCCGTGGAGGATTGATTTAATGTGGATTTCTCCGTTATCATCAAACGCATAATCTATATCCTTAAAAGGCGGTTCAATATTTTCAACAATTACTCCGATTTCATCACGATAACCTGAGTCGATAAGTCCAGGTGTGTTTGCCACCCGAAGTTTTGTTTTGACTGATTGTCCACTTCTAGGTTGAATAAGGATTGCATAACCTTCAGGTATTGCCATCTTAATTCCCGTTGGTATGATAACTGTTTCGCCAGGTCCGATAGTATATTCACTTGGACTGTATATATCCATACCCGCATCAGTTCCATGGGCGTAAGATGGTATTGTGACTCCTTCACCCACTTCACAGGGAATTGTAATTACTGATTCTGCAATTCCCATGTATTCGCGAATTTTGTTAATTGAAAGCGTAGTTACTTCTTTAAGAAAATCAACTTTAGCTTGACTAAGGAAATCAATTGTATTTAAAGCTTCAATTGCAGTCGTGTAATCAAGCTCAAGGCGCGCGGGTGTATAGTTTTCTCCAACAATCATTGCGAGAATTTCCTTTTTGGACTCTTCTTCGTTGATAGTTTCTTTAAAGAGCTGAAGGAAAGAAGGTTTGAGCTGTTCAAAATCTTCATCTGATAGAGCCATTAAAGATTCAAACATATCAAGGCCACCCATAAGGTCAATTGCATCTTTGTTTTCTTCGTAGAGTTGCTGAAGTTCCTCTTCGTTGAAGTCGTCCGTATTCTGCGCCGGGGTCGTTGATGTTTGTACATCATCTGCAGGTGTTGTTTGTACCTCATCTGCCTGCGCGCCGTCTATAACATACATCTTAGTTTCTTCTGTATTATTCGAACTCATCCCATACTCCTCCAAGAACCTTTACAATCTTACAAACCCAAATTTCGCCAATAATTTCGCCTTTAGCTTTCTTTGTCTTGTAAGTATATCCACTTGCGCCAAGTACATATCCCTTTGTTTCAGCGTCTTTTCTAAACTGTTCAATAAGGTCAATTGCTGCTTGTTCTGTATCTACTGTATACTCTTCCGTTTGCTTAATTAGTCTCATTCTCCTTTTCCTCCAACATTATAAGTTCTCCACCGTATGGAAGTTGTGCAATCCAATCACAAAATTTTGACCATTCTATAAGTTTATGTCCTCTTCTTTGAAAATACATATTGCGTAAATTTGCATATGACATTGTAACTGTACGAGTTTGAAGCCAACTCTGCGGTAGCATTTGTACAAGTGCGCGCCAATAGCGTTTATCTTTTGTTTCCATGTATCTTTGACGCAGACTTTCACAAATATCAATTATATCTTCTGTATAATCTTCGAAAGTAAATTCCCATTCGCCACCATGAGGAGCTTCCCCACTGTTTACAATTAGATTTTCTCCATCATCAAACTCAAACAAATCACGGGTGATTGGTTTTGAGGTAAGCTTGTGCATTGTACTTGTAGAATTGGCTGTTGTACCAATTTTGTATGTATCAAATTCCTTATACCAATAAATTGGCGCTGTAATGTCAACTGATACAAAAATTTGTCTTAAAAACTTACAATGCTCTGGTCCTGCAAGTACAAGTTTCTGTGCCAATCCTAAATCTGCTGGGCCAAGTGCTGCAACTACAGCAATATCACGATCCCATTGTAAAGCACTATTGTCCCACAACCATAAATCATATTTTTCCCAAAGTTCTTCCCATTCTTTACTATAAGGTTCAACCTGATTATGGCTTCGCGCTAACTCTTGCATAACCCATAAATCTACAACGTCTTCTCGATTATCTTGAGGGAATCTTACATCTACTATTCCAAAAAAACTATCAGATTTGTGCCAAGATTCAAGAGGATTTCTCATTCCTCTTATACTTCCTTCAAAACCACTTACTTGTGTATTTTCAAATTTCATATGGTACTCCTTTCATACTTTTCTCACTATATATATTATACCATAAAAAAATTTTTTTGTCAAAATTTAAAACGCCGGATTTTACTCCGACGTTTATAATTGTATTTATTATTCAGCTTCTTCCTGCTCTTCACTCCAGACTTCCATACCGTCTTCGTCTTCTTCAAAATCAGGAAGTGGTTCTCCATAAATTTCAGTACCTACCATTTCAGTAGTATTAGGCTTCTGTAACTTGCTAATCAAATCACTGAAATAATTAGAACCTCTACTAAATAAAATACCAGTAAGAATCATATCTATAATAGGATTAATAGAAAGACCTTCATAAAACTCGCTCATTGCTCCATTGAATAACTGTAAATGGAAAATAAAAGCAAGTCCAACACCAAGGATAATAGTAATTCCTTGTGTAATAGCTGTTTTATAAGCTCTTGAAACTACCATGCTATCAATAGTTTTTACATACTCTACAAGAGCTTCTAAAACGATTGCTACCATAAGAATTAAAGCAATTGTTTTCATGAATTGTTCCTCCCTTATTAACTTTATCTACCTTATATAAGTAGAAAAATTAATCATTATCTTTATTTTTTTGACCATCAATATATCCTTTGGTATATTGTTTTCTCATTTCCTCTTTTATATTATTCATAATGTCAGGGAAACAGCTACCTACAACAAGTTCAAAAGTTAATTCTTTTAAGTCTTTTTTATGAACCATTTTTGCCAGTGAATCAAATGTTTCTCTACTTACTGTTATATGTTCCATTATTCAATTAACTCCCAAGCATTATTAATTTTTCGATGTATGTGTTGATTTGAACTTCCTCGAAGTTTTAAAGATAAGTCCTTTTGTTCTTCAATAAATGGACCATCAATTAATACATCTATATTAGTAAAAATAGATTTTAAATTTTCTGTTAAATTTAAAACTAAATCATCAAATTCATAGCCAGTCCAAAGGAAAATTTTAATTTTAGGATAAGCATGGCGCACGGCGTCAACGACCTCCGCTGTCATTTGTTGATTCTGCGGAGCCAGTGGCTCGCCGCCAAGTACAGAGAAGTTTCTTTGAATTCCATTAGCACCAATAGCTTTAATAATATCCCATTTTGTATTTTCCATATACTCCTGACCTCCACGAAAATCCCAGGTTTCTTCATTAAAGCAACCTGGACAATGATGAGGGCATCCTTGAACAAAAAAGCTTGTACAGACGCCCTCTCCATTGACTACATCATTAGGTATTATTGTATTGTATCTACTCATAGGCTTAATTTTTTGCTGTGTTTAAATCTTTGTTCTACTTCCTGTTGTTTACCTTTATTAAAAGCTGACTTATAGTCGCCCGTAAGGTAACCGGTTACTCTACGAAGTCTTTGAATATGCGTTGAACCACATTCTGGACATTCATTTCCAATTTCACCAGTCCATCCACACTCTAGACAAGTATCATTGGGAACATTAATTGCAAAGTAAGGTATATCTTTATCCATTGCATAGTTTACAATTTGTTCAAGTGCATCGAGGTTTTTTAATACCGCACCTTCAAGCTCTACATAGGTAATACAGCCTGCACTTGAATATCCTGTTAATTCAGATTCAATATCTATCTTGTCAAATGGAGAAATTTCTTTCCAAACTGGTACATGCATTGAGTTTGTAAAATAATCTCTATCACTTACGTTTGGAATTTCTCCAAAATCTTCTTTGAATCTATTCATAGCTGTATAACAAAGATTTTCAGCTGGTGTATAGTACACACCGAAATTTAACTTATATTCTTGTTTGAACTCAGCACATCTATCTTTAAAAAGTTGCTCGATGCGCTTTGCAAGTTTCATTCCTTCTTCAGTTGTGTGGTCACAACCAATAAGAATTTGAAGACATTCTGCAAGTCCAAGCTGTCCAATTACAATTGTTCCATGCTTGAGTGCTGAACGTATTCCTTCTTCTGGTACATAGCCTGCCATTGTTCCGTTTTCATACATGAACTTCGCGCCGGAAGCGTCTTGTGAACAAATGTATTCGAAGCGTTCAAGTAACATATCTTTTGCTTCATGAATTTTCTCATCAAGAAGATACATGAAGTCTTCGACATTACCAGCTTCCATTGCAAGTGTAGGAAGTATTATTGTTACTGGACAGATGTTTCCTCGACCATCTTTAAGTTGACCAAAACCGTTTATATCATAGCCATTCGCTGTTCTACACGTGTTAATCTAATGTTACCATTAGCACTGACTATATGTTCCATCTTTCGATGGCCTCGCGCTTGGAGTTAGTGCCTATCTCTAACTCTACTCCCTTACACTCATCAGGGATAGTCGATACACCTTATTCTTCATAATATTCAAACATCCAAGTATTTTTAAATGGGGTTTTAACTTGTCCATTTAATCTGGTATTAATTGAAGTTTTACCATTTTTAATTCCACATGCCTGCGCGCAAGCTATAACAGTATCAAAAATATCAACTTCATTAGTTTTAATATTAATTCGTTTTACCTTTCGCGCCATTGGATTTTTGGCACCAATTTTTGTTTGACGAATTTTATCTTTTATAACACTCATTTCTTCTTTAGTTTTACTTTGATAAGTATTACCGCCGCACTTAGAAATAGCATCGGTTTCATTATAACCTTTATTTACTGCATCATAGAATCTAATCCAATATTGTTCTTTTTGATTTAATTCTTCTTGTGAATTAGCAGTATCAATAGTTTCTATAATAAAATTTTCTTTACCATATTTTCTAATTGCTCTAGCAAAATGAGTGTCTAAAATATTGTTTAAAGCATCATTTATATGACGATGAAATCTTTGTTCCACAGGTCTAATTGTTTGACCTATATAAACTTTGTTGTTTTGAATATTTGTTATTTTGTATATCCACATAGGTCCTCCTATATGAATATTATGAAGAATCTTGGCACGGTCTCATCCACTAGGGACCTAACCGTTAGCCACTATTGTGACACCCGCGGGCGCGGTTCACGAGGTTTTATATGGGCTATAGTTTACGCTTACCCATAGTTGAGAAATAAGTACGAGGGTCATTGCGGTCATAACCAGCATTTCCAGACCAATCCACATTCGCATAGTTTGGATATAGGCGGCGCGCGGTCGACTCCAGAGCTAATCTATACATATCATAATTTGGTGTACCAGGTTTGTCATTAACTCCCTTCATGTATTGGAAAATTCCGCAAGGGAAAATTGCGGTTTTATGAAGCTTTCCAACACCTTTAATTGAACCTTCAAGAAGTGCTTTAATTACCATGCGGCCCTCTGGAAGCGTACATGTGCCGTAATTGATTGAGGTGAATGGTAATTGGTTGCCGCTACGTGATTGGAGTGTATTAAGGTTATGATACATTCCTTCTACAGCTTGACGAGTTTCTTTCTCTGTCATATCCATAGCATATTGATATGCTTTTGGCCATTGGTCTGCTATACCTGCAGTTTTATCAATTGAACATAATTCTGGAGTATCATGATAAGCTAATGGAAATTCTTTATCCCAGACAAATTCTAAATTGCATACGTATTTTAATCCATCTCGATAGTGTTTCCAAAAACTTTTTCTTACATATGGAACCATTGTCCAATCAAGATGCGATGCACTCACTCCACCGAATTGTTGAAGTGATTGGAGCTGGAACAGTACCGCTACAAGTTGAAACGCTGTGTTAACTGAGTTAGCTGGTCTGACATCTGTTTGTCTTGTATTAAACCCTTTCGCAAGTAAATCATCAAATGGAACCGTTAAACAATTATGCATTCCCAAAATATAACTGTCTAAATCATGAATATAAATTTCATTATTTAAATGATTATTACGTGCCATTTCAGAAACAATATTATCAAGTGCATATTGTTTAAAGATAACTGAATCTGCTTCACCTCTACGGCCGCCGAATGAATATTCATCTACGTTAGCATTTTGATTTTGTACGTTTGCGGCGGCAAGCTTATCAGCCACCTTATCCATCATTCGTGTATTCCAGTTTCTAATTCTACTTCTTTCTTCTCTATAAGTTATATACTTTCTTGCTACATCTTTTCTCTTTGTAGACATAAGTCCACGTTCAACGATATCTTGTACTTCTTCTACGTTAAGTATTTTCTTTTTACTTTGACTCTCTACGTATTCTGCAATTTTATTAGCTTTATCAAGCGCATATGGAGTAATTTCTCCATCTACATCTTTAAAAGCACTTACAATTGCATCTACTATCTTATTCTTATTAAATTGTACAAGTCTACCGTCTCTTTTTTTGATATATTGCATATATCGACCTCCTCTAATTATATATATAGTTTAAGAGTTATTCGACTTTTCCACAAATTGTACATACTCCATTTACAAATTCATGTGGGCAAATAGTTTTTAAATATTCATTATCTTCCATCAGCACTTGAACTTCAGGCTGGAGTATAAAGACTGATGGGTCTAATAGTTCTTTTATTTTATTATTATTGTAAAGAACTTTTTCTCGGATTTCTTCCTTAGTCATAACTGTTTTTCTCCTGTATATTCATAAAATAAATAGAACAATTCATAGTTTTGTTCACGGACAAATTGGAACAGCTCGCGCGCTTTCTGTTTAGGATAAATAGAGCCATATAATATTTGCTCTTTAGTTATTCGTCTTATATAATCATAGAAGGTTTCATATGGTGCTATTCGTTTATAATAATCTTTATTATTAATTTTAGTACCTATATGATTATTGAAAGCGCAAATTAGTTCCATTATATCTTCCCATCGTTTATCTATGAAAAAGTCTTTATCATATATAAGTGGAAAATATAGTTGCTCGCTTCGTAAATCTAGCATTGTTTTAAATACTTGTATTATTCCATTTGTTTTAAATTGTTCATAATCTTGGTTCTTTGTTACATTGATTACTGTTTGTTGTGATGCACTTGAACCATGATTTAGTTCTTTTAATTTTGCAACATAGTTTAAAGTTAGAATGTTATTATATTGTAAAAAGAAATATTCTCCTAAGTTTGGTAAGGCCAACCATTGAAGTAGTTGTTCTTCTGTATTGAGCTGTGCGGGAAATTTCATTCCTATACGCTGACCTCCAACATTTTGAATTAAGTCTTGTAAATTATCTTGTATAAACTCAAGTGAACCGTTTACAGCGCCGAGGTCATAATCGTGAAATATTAGACCATAAGTGTTTGAACTTTTACGTATTTGTTTTTCCCACTGAGGTGAAATGTTTTGTCCATCAGTAGATAAACGTAGGTGTTCTGCGCGCCGCATTACACTAAATTGACTTTTGATTTTTGTAGTCATTGGTATTCGTGATTCAATTTTATTATATAGGTCTATATTTGGTCTAATAAATTCAATCTCATCTGGAAGTGGTTGATATACCCCTCCGTCGAAGGCGCGGCCGCCATATTTGATATTCGTATAGGCTGTTGAATATGGTGAGCGGGACGGATAATCTTGACGAACAATAAAGTTGGAATACATTTGTGGTTTAAAATCAGCAGATAAAGTAACAAGTTCACGCTTGTTTCTATAATAGGTAGATAACTTCATTAGTTCTAAATTGAAGAAGGGGACTCGAGGATATAGCTTCAAGTCCCCGTCGTATAAACCATAACTCACGAATCTAAACGCTCCGTTTGAGTTTTGATATATCCTTTATCATCTATTGAAGTTATCAATTCAACAAGGTGGTATGGAGTTGACTTATATTTTTTACAAATGTAATCATTATCTCGCCGTATACCTGTTACAATAATTTTATTACCACGACTTAACCATGACTTTTCAACCACTTTCTTTGTTCCATCTGGTCGCTTTTCTGAAATCTGTTTATCATAATGAGTAAATGCATCACCAAAAATCTTTACCGTTACTACTCCACTTGTTGTTAATAAAGTTACTGTTTTCTTTGCTTTATCTTTATCTAAAACTGTACCTGCAATTCTATGAATTTTATACAATGGAATTTTTTTTCCCGTATCTTTTGCTCTAAATTCATAACTAATTTCTGGCTCTTCAGAAAGTTTACTATAATCGCTTAATCCATATAAACCATTTTTTAACTTCTTCAATTCGTGTTCATGAATATAACAAGAAATCGAATCCATTTCCCATTTACTTATATTTCCTTCACAATATTTATCCCATAAATCATTTCTTAATCTTACATTTACACTATTTAATAATTCTTCATTATTCTTTTGAATAAATGGACGAATTATATCCATTTGCTTTTTATAAATTTTATCCCAATCAGTCTGTTTGATTAAGAATATAAATTCATTTTCAGCTGGAGTTAACAAATCCATATCAAAATTATTTGAATAAAAATTTAATGCAATATTATTCAAACCATAATAATTATCTACTTTAAACTTCTTTAAATATTTATTAAAATTATAAACTCGACACTGAAAATCATATTCACTTGGAATTAAATTAAACTCCATTAACATCTTCATGTTCTGAAGTGTAATTCTTTTCTTTTTATCACTAATTAAATCAATATATTCACCCATAGCTGTTATACGGTCGCCGCCATATAAATTATCAAATGCTCCTGATTTAATTAAGTTAACCATTTGAGGTTTATTAATTTTAACCTTATTAATAAAATCAAATATACTATTATAAGGTCTATTTTCAATAATCTGTTTGACTATATCATCACCAACTTTATTGATACCACTTAAACCATAAATAATTCTATTATGTTCTACATCTGGTGCGAAAGTATATTTCGATTTATTAATATCTGTAGCTTCAATATCAATTCCTTCACTACTCATTTTACCAATCGCTGTAGCTATCTTACCATAGTTTACTTTATTGGCTTTTTTCTTCTTTGTGACTTTAGAATCTTCAGTATCTTCTTCTTCCTCTTCTTCTTCGATTTCGTCAAAAATACCGATAGAAGAATCATAAGATTCTTCAATAATTGCAACGTCCTCATCTTCTTCCTCTACTTTTTCAGCGCCGCCGCTGTCAGCTATAAGACATGCACAATCCCACATAATTGTTGGATATCTATATGCTAAATTTAATTCCTGTAATCCAACTAATGAGTATGCCAAAGTGTGTGATAAATTGAATCCATATCCTCTACTCATTGCTATAAGTACATTCCATACATATTTACATAAATTTTCATTACAACCTTTTTCTTTTGTAACTTTAAAATATTCTTCAGTTAATTTTTCATATTCGGCTGGATTCTTTTTGGCAATCGACTTTCTCAACTTATCTGCCCAAGTCAGATTAAATCCTCCCAACTCTGGAAGCTGAACTAACTGCATAAATTGTTCCTGTGCAATACACAATCCGTAAGATACACCCAATACCGGTTCAAGAATTTCTTTAGCCTCAGCGCCAAGTCCATACTTCTTCAATTCATAATCCCAATCACTTGGATGTGCTTTGAAACGCGCGAGTTTATTAACTGGCATTTCTCCGCCCTTTTCGGTTGCCATTAATCGAATTGCTGAGTTAAGAATTGCCAAGTCATCTACTGAAGTTGGCTTCATCGCAGCTATTCCGCTTATTCCACTCTGTTTCTCCATCTGGAACAAACTACTAACTTTATGTTCCCAACACATTTTCCACATCTCAGGTGCATCTCTTTCAAGATTATATATACCTACTACTTTTTCATATGTATCTTTTAATGTTTTTTCCCTCTCCACATATCCATAATCGCACAACAAATCAAGGCAATTATGAATTTTATCAAGAGCTTCAATTGAAAGAACGTCATACTTAATTAATCCCGTATCTTCTGCATCATGAAGGTCAAACTGAGTCATAATTTCTCCACTTGGTGCCCTCATCAATGCGGTTGAATTTGTAAACGGTTCATCTACAAATATAACTCCTCCTGCGTGGATTCCACAACCATTTATAAGACCTTCAATTCCCTGTGCTACCTTCCACAATTCTGGATAGTTTTCTTCCATTTCAATTCGGAATTGTTTACTTGCACTTATTCCATTATCTGGGTCACCATAAAAAGTTTGTTTGAGTGTTCTAAGTTGACCTCTATCTGCTTCAATAAATGAAGATAAATATTGTGCTGTATCTACATCAATACCTAGACCGCGCGCAGCTGTAAGAATTGCCGATTTTGATTTTTCGGTTTTAAGAGTTAATACATTTGCAACTCTATCTTCACCATAAAATCGGCGAAAAGCTTTTAAAACATCTGCACGTCGACCGCCCTCAATATCAATATCTACATCAAGAACCGATACACGCTCTGGATTAAGAAATCTCCAACGCTTTGTTTGACTCTTTTCTCGAAGTGGATTTATCTGTGTAATACCTAATAGATATAACAAGATAAAACCTACTCCAGAGCCTCTGCCGCAGCCAACGAGAGTTCCTGCATCCCAACAAGTACCAATTATATTTTGTAGATTTAAGAAATATGCGCTCCATCTACTTCCGTTTACTTCTGATGAAATCCACGTATCTTCAAGACACGCATTTATTTCATCATATGTTGCCTGATTGTTCAATGTGGCATCATTTTCTATTCTTTCAATTATTCTTCTTGCTAATAATTTATCTTCTTCATATTCTGAATTTAAAAAAGTATCTATATACGGAATGAGTTTACGATATTTTTCAATACTTTGTGTTGTTAAAGCTACTCCATACCATTTCAGTCTCGGAATCTTCAATGGCTTCATTAATGAATAATCTTCACACTTATCTTTAATTTCTAAAATTGTTTGATAAGCTGATTGAAGAACTTCTTCACCCATTTCCTTTTCCATATATTCATGGATTTCTTCATCACTCATAAGATAAGTTGTCGCATAGAAATCATCAACCTCTCTATCTCCCTGTTGTGAATTAAGAAACGCTTTATGAATTTGTCTATCTTCTTTTTTCAAATAATGAGCATCATTTGTTATTATGTACTTAATTCCGAACTCGGCGCCCAGCTCAACCAACTTATGATTTACATATATCTGGTCTTTATTAAATGATGGCTGCATTTCAAAATAGAAATCATCTTTACCGAAAATCCCTTGCATCTGTACAATCCATCGTTTAATTAAATCCATCGAAGGCGCACCAGTATCTCTATTACGAATAAGTTGAGTCGGCAAACATCCTCCAAGACAAGCCGTACAACCAATTACATGACCTGGATTTGTTCCAATTATATCAATAAGGTCTTGATAATAAGTTGGAACTCGGCGCATACGACGTGCTACATAACTTCTATTCCATGCACGCGAAGAGACCTCGCGGATTTGTTTTGCTCCGACATTATCTTTCGCCAAAAGTATGAAATGAAAATACCTATCGGTTTCTTTTTTAAAGTTATTAGCATTTAAACCATTTCTAACCAAATAAATCTCATTACCTCTAATAAGTTTTAGATTAGGATATTTATCTTTAACTTTATTCATATACTTCTCTGCTCTAATATGAGAAGCAATTGTATCATGTTCGGTTATTGCAACTACACTATGACCCAATTCTCCGGCATAGTCAATAAGAGACTCAACTGTATTAATTGAGTCTCTGAGGCGGAAATTGCTAAAGTCTGTGTGGTTCCTC